AGGTCTTCCATTTGCTCCATGCTGAGATTCATGCCGCTTTTTAATTTGGCGACACTCTCTGATGCACTGTCAATACCCAGTGCCATTGACACCGACATGCGCTCGGCCACGGCGGCAAACTTAAACGCCTGCTCGGAATTAAGCTTTAAGCGGCCGCCGGCGGCCACCAGCTTGGCAATACCTTCTGACCCCAGGGGCGAGGCCCCGCCAAGCTCTTTAATTTGCTGGCTGAGTTTGGGTATATCGGCATTTTTAACAAATTTATCGACATCCACCATGGCACTTTCAAAGGCCATGCCCTGGCGAGCAGGCCCCGTCAGCGAGTCGAGCATGCGGCGACCCACATTTTGCGCTCCAGCAGCGACAATAGTGGCGTTGGCTGCGTTCTGGCCGGCATTTCGGCTGTGGGCTTTCGCCGCCATGTACGTGCCGTGGGCTTTGCCTGCAGCCTGGGCTTTTGCCTGAGTAGAGGCGTATTGGTCACCCAAGCGCTTATTGGCCTGTGTCAAATTGCGGGTATCTATGCCTTCTTTTTTTAAGCGGCTGCTGAGCTTTGCCGATTGCCCTGTGGCGAGAACGCGCTGCTTTGTTGCCGCCTTAAGTGCTTTTTCCCCTTTTTCGTGAGCCTTTTTTAATGATTTTGACGCGGTGGATTGCCGCTTGAGGGCAGCGAGAGCTTTGGCGTCAACTTTACTGCCGGCAGCTTTTGCAGCCTGCAGCTTGTCGAGTTGCCTCTTTGCCTGTTTTATTTGCCGGGATTCTTTCGCGCGCTCAATTCGCAGCTGCTTAACCTGGGCTTGCGCCTGCCCTTCTGCAGCCATAGCCTTGAGGGTTATGTCACGGTATTTAGTGAGGTTGGCAACGGCTTTGCGGTCGTTGCCGATTTTAAGCAGTTCTTTGTGAGTGCGACCGAGGGCGTCGGCCATCACGTTATTTGATTTAGCTATTTTTTCAGCGGGGCCGCTGTATTTATCAACAGCCTGTATGACTAACGAGGACTTTAATTCGCTCATGCTATAATTACCCTATGAACAGACACGAGATCAGCATTCTGGCCCGTAGCCACCCTTTTTCAGCCTCCATCAGCGTGCTGGCTTTTCTTGTGGTCACTGTGTTTATGCTGCCCCCGCTGGGCTTTGCGGCCGCCGTTTTTATTGGTGGCCTGTGCGCCGGGCTGGTGTTTTTCTCATCACTGCTACTTGGCTTCGCTTTCAGCACTGAGGGCTAGCTTTCTGGGCGCTCGCCCGACCGGGCTTTTGCTTTACCTTCCCACATCACCAGCTCGGCCAAATTGAAATCATTCATTTCGCTGCAGGGCCAATGAAAAATAGCGGCAATATTGGCCATAAAATCTTCAACCTGCTCGGGCAACGGCTGGTTTATCTGCTGCCCGATTACGTTAAAAAAGAGATGATTTCTCCCGCGAAAGTCACCAGGTCTCTGGGGTCGAGTGTCGCCACTTCTACGTCAGTTAGCATCGGAGTGGTAATGCGTGGCAACAGCATGACAATGTCGTCAACATTGGATGTCAGCAGCCCTGAAAGACTGCAGCCGCGCAGTGCGCCGACATCAGGCTTGCGCACAGTGATCTCGGTAATTTCTTTATCGCCACGCTTTATGGCTTCGTGAATAGTGACCTTTACAGTGCTGTTTCTTGCTGCCATTACTGCCTCTGCTTTGTGATTTAAATGATTGGCTATGTTGTGGGCTTACAGGCCGAGAGCGGCCCGCTGTGCGGCCAGGCGGTCTTCGCCGTTGACCTTTTCAACCATATTAATAATGTCAATTTCGATCAGGGTTTCATCGTTAACCACGTACTTAAAATACACTAGCGAGGCGCTAACACTGAGCATGCCCGATTCGCCAGCCTTGTAGCCGCTGGGCAGCTCGAGCCCGCTGTAGCGTCCACGCATAATGACTTCAATGGCATCGGTGCTGGCGTCGCCACCATCGCTAACTGCTGCACCGAGAAAGCGTAGAGCAACGCCGTCAACGGCCGCGATGCCGAACTTTTTAAGAATGCGAGCGGCAACCTCATGCAGCTTGAAAGACGATTCCATTTTCTGCATGCCCATGTCGGTGTCGACCGGGGCGTTAAAGCCGCCGGGGCGGATCTCTTCAAACTTGCGCTGCAGGTTGGGCAGGGTAATTTCGTCAACGATACCGACCAGGTTGTCGCCATCGGTAAAGAGGTTAAAGTTTTTCAGTTTCTTGGGCAGCATGGGGCTCTCCGGCTATGGGTGGGTAGTTGGCTGGTAATGGGGTTAGCTAACGAGCTGCACCAGGTATTTACTGGTAATGGTTTGCTGCAGAATGAGGTTCTCTAGCGGCGGCACGGGTGTGTAGTCGTAGCTAATGGTCAGCTTGCCGGCGGCGAGTTCGGTGCTGCCGTTGAGGTCTTCGTCAACATAGGCGGTGGCGTCAACAATCAAGCCCTGGGCCTTGAGATTACGGAACTTGGCGTTAATACCTTCGACCAGTTCTTTGATCAGCGTTTTACTCATGGGCAGGTCAATAGCCCAGAGGTGCGCCTCGGCAATAGTGTCGGCGAGAATGTCACCCGTGCGCACGGCGGATTCAAAGGCAAACAGGGGGTCGGCGCTGCAGGTGCGTGAACCCCAAAAACGGAAGCCAGCACGGCGAATAAGGGTCGTGATTTCGTTTTCGTTGAGATAATTGGCGGCGGTATTGGGTCGGTCAGGTTAAAATCAACCGACTTTGACAGGCCTGTAACGCCGTTTACGGGGACGTTTGAAATAGTCTTGTGCCAGCCGACCTGGTTGTCGATAAACGCCCGTACACCCAGAGCGCGAGCGCTGGCGCTGACATTGACTGTGTCACTGGCGGCGGTGTCCCAGGCGGTGAATTCTGGCCAGATAAGCATGAGCCGTTTGGAGCCGTAGCTATCGCGATAGGTGACAGCATCTTCTTTGGTGACGGCATTAATCCCGGCATAGGCAAAACCTCGCAAGCTGTCGGCGATGCTCACTAACTCAGCTACCACGGCGGCCTCGGCATCAAAACCTGGCACACCGAGTATGCGTGGTTTAACACCCAGCTCGGCCTCGGCATCGAGCAGGGCTTTGAGGCCGGTATTTTTGCCGTTGCCGTCGGTGCCACCAATAATATTGCTGGTTTGCGTCGCTGGCGTAGCGTCTTCGGCCACTCGCACCACAACCACCATGGCACCGACTTGGTCAAAGATGGCGTCCATAGCGGCGGGCAGTGTGCCTTTGCCGTCGCCGCTGGCATCGAGCCTGGCAGCGGTAGCGCGGCTGCCAATGATCAGGGACGGTGTATTAAGTGGAAAGGGTTCGTTTTCACCACCTGTCAGTTTGACAGCGCTGGCTGCAGCAACAACGCCGGAGCCGTCAGAGCCGCTGGTGTCGGCAGCTGTTAGCAAGGCCGAGGCAGCGCCGTCGCCGTTAATGGCGGCAATAACCTCGCTGGCCAGGCTGATAATGTTGCCGGAGGCGTCTGTTTGCAGGCTGGCACTAATGGCCTTGTCCGCAACACTGACTGCCAGCGTCGCGCTGTTGGCTGCGGGGTCTATCAATTCAAGGCTAATGCTGTTGCCCGCTGTACCTGCCGCCACGGCTACCAGGTCGATGCCACTATTGGATGTAACAAAGCTCAGCGCGACCGTCGCGGCAATGGCCACTGCGGCATCAGGCGCGGTGCCCACAATGCCGATAACAGCGGTGGCGACAGTGCGAATTGGCCGTGGCCCTTCGGTGAGTTCGACGATTTTAACGCCGTGGTGGTATTGGTCGACCATGATTTGTGCTCCGCTATTTAGGCTGCATCGGTGTTTTGTTTGGGTGCGTTTCTACAAGCTACGTTTTCGCTGATATGCAGGAGTCTCGCCAGCGCCGCCCGGTGTAGCGCTGGTGTTTACTGCCCTTGATGGACTTACAGGCGCAGGCTTAGGCCCAACTGTCGGGTATTAGCCGGGGGTCTACATCCATGTACCAGGTGGGAAAGCCGAGATCGGCCGTGGCGTCTTTGGTAATGATCTGGAAAAAGTAACGCCCGTGGCGTGGCAGGTCGCCTTTGCGCACGGTGTAAGACAACATGCCACCAACACCCGCCTCGGCTTTCTCTTCTGTTGTAAAGTCGTAGGTGGCTTCTGACCCATCGGGACGCACAAGAAGCAGGCGCAGATTGTTCATTGATGGAAAATCAAACTCGCTGGGAATGTCGATAATGAAATCGGCATCGCCGGCAAAAACGGGTTTGGCGCTCATGATGACCTCGTCAAAGTGGATGAAAGCGGCGTCGCTAGCCAGCGACGATTACGCCGTAAAGGTGGTGCTGGCACGGGTGAGCGGGACAACGCCGCGCTCGCAGGCAAGGTATAGCGATACAGCCCCGCATCAAGATTGAGCGGCAGCACCAGGCCGGTTTCGGTGATCATTCCCAGGGTAAATAGCGCATCGTCAATTAATGGCTGTAGTGAGCCCAGCTCAGTGATATCGCCCAAAACTTGCGACTGGCTGGTAGATACGGGCAGCGTTGTGCCGGTCTCTGTAATGGTGGCCAGGATTTGCGATTGACTCGCGCTGAGGGTTTGCACCGTGCTTGTTTCGGCAATAGCACCGAGGGTTTGCGATTGACTCGCGCTGAGGGTTTGCACCGTGCTTGTTTCGGTAGTCGTCCCTAGGGATTGTGATTGACTGGCGCTGAGGGTTTGCAGGCTGCTCGACTCACTGACCACGCCCACTTCTTGCGACTGGCTGGCAGAGAGGGGCTGTAGTGTGCTGGTTTCGGTAATGGTGCCCAGGGTGTCTGTTGTGCTGAGCAGGGCTTGTACTGAGCCTGACTCAGTAATCTGCCCAACGGTTGTCGACTGACTTGCGGCTAAAGGCTGCAGGCTGCCTGACTCGGTAATGGT